TAAATCAAGGGAGTTTAAAGCCTTCTGGCACTGAGCATAACATAGAATTATGGGAATGCTATTTAAAAGACGATACTGTGCTTGTTCCGTTAGACGATGAATCAGATCAAGATAAGGAAATGAAGACCGAAGAACGATTTAAATACCCCAACGGTCGTTTGATAATTTTTTCTGGAAAAGAAATTTTAGAGGACAGGCCAATAGATTACCCCTTTGGCTTTCCGTTTGCCATTTATTCGCCGACGCTATCTGATAGCATTATGGGGCAAGGCGATGTCGAAGACTTAATGCAAATACAAAGTCGATTAACACGAGCCTATGCAAAGCTTCAAGAACTTTTAGAGAAATACAAATCCCAATTAATTGTTCCTGAAAATTATAAAAGGGCTTTTGAGCAGAACTTTGATCTTATTTACAGCAAGCCCGGCGATCCATTAGTTCAGCCACTACTTATCACCAACAAGCTAACGCAAGATATTCAAATTATACGTCAGCATATACAAGACTTAAAACAGGATGCATACAAGATTGCACGTATTAATGAGATTATGTTATCGGGGGAACGTCCAACAGGCGTTAACAGTGGGCAGATGGTGCGTGACTTAGTTGAGTCGCCAATGTCGTCTATCCGTGAAATGCAGCGTAATTTTAAAAACTTTTTAACCGATATAAGCAACAAGGCTGTTGTGTTAATCCAGTTATACTACAACCAACCACGAATTATACGCATGGCAAGTGGCACACGATTTGCATCAATAGAGCCTAACGAAATGGGTGAAATGGAAATAAACATTTATGACCGTGACATGGAAACTAAAGAGCTAGAAGCAATAGATCAAATAAAGTCTGACCTAACACTTGGTGAGTATGAAGTAGAAATCACCGCTGGTAGCTCACTACCACAATCGCAATCGGCAATTGCTGCAACCACATTACAGTTAGCGCAACAAGGTATTTTTGGGGACATAAACAACCCAGACGTTAAAGAACTTATACTAAAAACACTAGACTATCCAAATTACCGAGCAATCATTAATAAAATTAAAGAAGAACAAGACGAGCAGTCACAAGTGCCATTACCTGAGCCAGATTTCAACGCCTACATTAAAAACGTAAATATGAGTTTAAAAGATATCATTGAATTAATTGCTGTATTGCCCGTAGAACAACAAGTATCGGCAATTAGTACCATAACTGACAGCTTAGGGCTAACAATGCCACAACCTGCATTACAAGAACAGCCTGTACAGCCTAACTTTATCACGGAAATCGGGTAAATGTTATCTGCCGAGGAAAAATACAAAAGATACGATAAGCGCACAAATAAAAAAATGGCTGACTATAACCGCTCAGGGGGTAGTGTTGCTAAGCCTGTTAGGGATGTATCTAGTGCATCACCAGCACGTAAGTTGACTCGGGGTAAATTTCTACTGCGCAAAGCAATTCAGATTCTAAAGAACAAATGCTGCACTAAAAAGACCTGAAGGGGGAGGGTCGCGAAACTTACCGCGTATTATAGATATTAAGGCATTAGAGCCTTATATTTCAGACGAATTACTAGGTCAAGTAACCTCACTAATCGAAGCTCCAGGCATTAAAGGGTTTGACGCGAAAGTATTACCAGGAGTATGCGAAGTATGGCTAAAAGCCAGAGATGCTGGAGTATTGACCGAACGCCAATTAAATACAGCAAAGCAAGCTGAAATATTAATGAGAGGATTGGCAAATATAGGCATAACGGCACTCATTGATGAAGCAACTGGATATCAAGAAATAAGAGACAAGCAAGCCTTACAAAAAATATTAGATAAATACCTTACAGATGAATGGGCAAAATGGACAAAGAGATTCCCAGATGAATTTTATAAAGAGCTGTTTAGACTTAGGAACTTAAATTACCCGACCCCATTAGGTAGAAAACCCCAATATATAGGTAAAATAATAAATGATATTGTCTACTCAAGATTGGCTCCAGGTGTACTAGAAGAATTAAAGTCAAAAAATCCATCTAATGATAAAGGGATAAGAAAAAGAAAACATCATCAATACCTAACAAAAGACTTTGGGCACCCCAAACTTAAGGAATACTTAAGTCAAATAATATTTCTTATGAAAACCTGCTCAACATATAGAGAGTTCCACAATAGACTGGCAAGAGCCGTGCCTCAACATAATGAAACAATGCCACTCCCAATAGAAATTTCAAGCTAAAAATGATATAATTTGTATGTGAGCAAAGAGTTTAAACTTGTAAAAGTTGAATGGGAAGATAGTAGACAACCTATCCCAGAATGGCAATTTTTAGAAGGGTTTGAAACACCTGATGTTGTTAAATGTGTTACGGTTGGTTTTTTAATTAGAGATGGGAAAAAACAAAAAGCAATATGTCAAAATATGGGAGATTACAAACAAGATATCCAAGTATCAGGAGTCATCACTATTCCATCATCTTGCATATCCAATATCACAACGCTTAAAGAATCAATTTAGCGTTTTCTTTTCTTTTTATCGGGAGCCTGTGTTAAAACGGATGCAGCTAAAGATTTAGCTGTTTTAGTAGATGTTTTCTGTCTTAACACTTTTGCAGCCAAACTAGCTGTTTTCTTGGATGATTGTTCATTTTTTGCCATATTTTTTTCACCTCCAAACATGATTTATGAATAAATTAATCCTCTCATAAGTAAGTGAATATGTCAATTAAGTACACTACCTTTATCTAGTACATTGCCAAAAAAAGTAACTATTATCAAGTAAAATATAAATGGGGTGTGGGTACTAAGACGGGTACCCACTGTTCTTAAGGATTTTACTTTTATATTATAACATATTTTAAGGGCTGGTGTTAAGCGGTCCAGCCCAAAGATAAATAAAAATAACAGTTAGATAATACTATTTATTCACATATAATATCAATTCTTTTTTTATTTTCAATAAATTACTTATTTGCTCATAGGCTTGTACGTCTTTATTCTTAATACCTATACATCCTCTAGTGCCTTCCACGCCACCGTCTGGATGAATTAACAGTTTAGATCGCTTTGTTTTAAATTGTGGGGTTAGTTTAGCTACCCATGGGAACTCTTTACCTGTATAAGGTTCTGTTTTACCTTTAATTGCTTTCAACTTGTAACATTTGTCTATTGTGTACATACCCTGTGGAAGTGCCCCTAATCCATGCTTGCCGCTTACACACGCATATTTATAACTATCTATGCATAGAAACCCTAGCTTTGCATTTGCAAATGTATCTTTCACGTTAAACAGCAAGTCATATTTTAAAGGGGTCGATTTCGACTGGTTTAGATTATCGTTTACCTGACGTTGGGAAAACGTTTTATCATTGTCATTTACCGTTTTTTTTTTACTAATCCTGTAAGGCCTCCATTAGTAAACATTCTTAATATGTCTTTTCCCCCCATCGTAGAAACTAGCATCATTATATTCGCTAACTGCAACCACATTGGCATTTTTTCTAGTCCGTCTAAACCATATCTATGAAAGACATAGGCATCTAATGCAATAATTGTGCATTTTAAAAATTCATCCATGTACGAATATTTGTTTTGCTCCAACACGGCCAAATCATACGCATTGTCTCCCTCATAAGTTCTTGTTTGGTAGGCTATTTCTGCCTGTACTTTAGCAATTTTTAGTTGATTGTCTGTTTTTATTTTTTCAATTTCAGCTTCCATTTTTGCTTTGGCCAACTCAAGCTTTCCTTTTTTTTCTATTTCTTTAATAGCTTGATCTTTTTTAACTACGTCGCCCACAGTATTAACAACGCCCCCAAGTAGATTACCTATAATGTTAAACATGTTTTAAATATCCTTTTTCTTTTAGAATGTCAGCAATTGAAGCCCCATCAATGTATACATTCACTAGATATCGGCCATATTTACCCTTTTTATCCTGTATTGTCTCGACGACTACTTTTTTATTAAGTAGTATTTCTTCGCACATAGCTTTAGCCTGTAGGCCTAGCTCTTTTTGTTCTTGCGTTGTGCCATTACGTAATGATTTTTCATATGCATCAACACCATACAAACGAACACGAGTTTGCCAGTAATTATGAAACCCTAGATCAAATAGTATGTCGTACGTATCGCCATCTAGTACTTTTTTTACAACACCTTTATAGATATATTCTTGTTTTTTCATTTTATTCCTAACTGTTATATTTTTTATGAATTTTAGTAACGTTCTTATCTATGATTTTTTCTAACTTTTGCTTTGTCTTTTTTTTGTTATATTCAAGATTTTTTTTTGCTTCTTTTTTGATGTCTTCTGGTGATCCGTAAACCAGATTATCACGCTTTTCAATTTGGCTTATCTCTTTAAGGGTTAGCCTTTGATCTCCTCCCCGTGGATCAGCAAATGTAGTAAAGCCATGAACAGCCACGCTATTATTTCCCATATAGCGAAATGTGTGTGTGCTTAGACACTTCTCACAATTTGCCCTGTGCTCATCATGTACGCTAAAGAACTTTTCAAATACGTGTGTGCAAGACTTACATTTAAAATCGTAGTTAGGCATTGACCGCTTCCTTTTGCTTTTCTAGCTTTCTTTCAAGATATAGCTTAAGCTCGTTTTGTGCTTTGATGTCTTTGGTTTGGCAATTTAACCACTTGTAAACTGTTGGGATACTTACTTTAAAATGCTGTGCTAATTCGTCTTGGGTTGATTTTGTTAAACTGTACAAGTCCCATAACTCTTTTTTAGTTATATCTGATTTTATGTATTTATCATCGATCAGCTTTTTGACGTTATTTGACAGCTCCTGCACTTGTGCCTGGCTGTTTTGCACTGTGTTATTCAATCGTTGCATTTGGTCGTATAACCCATAGCCATTCGCATTTATTTTTAGATCTTGTAGGCTCTGGTATACGTCGTTGTATAGGCGCGTCAGCTGCTCAATACTTAACGGCTTATCTATAGTGATTTTTTGAATTGCCTTCAAATGATTATTAACGTTAAATTCAATAGAATTCGCTATTTGTGTTTTTACTGTCATTGCTATTCTTGCATCAATAGAATCATTAACTGATTTTAACGCCTTTGCCATTCTTGCCTCGATTGCCCCTATTGCTTGTTCAATATTATTTTCCATTTTTATACTCCTTTTTTCTCATTTTCTTTTTCTTCTTGAATTTGTCTATACAGTTCACGACCTTCTTCAAAGAATCGTGGTATAGCAACTTCATCCACCCACTCCGTATAGTCGTTATATTCTGGTGCTATTTTTTTAAGAAATTCCGCCTCTATTTCCGCCTCTTTTTTTTTAAGTACTTCCATTATTTCATTTATTTGTTCTTCGCTAAAAGCCATATGTATACTCCTTTTTTAATATCTTTTTGGTTTCTTTTTTTTGTTCATTTATACTTGCCCTTTCACGGATTTTTGTAATTTGACTAAATATTTTGTTACATAATACACTCGAAAAGGAGTACATGTTTTTATTAAATCTATTCTTTTTTTAACGTCTAATGCGGTAGTCAATTCATACAAATATTTTTCAATTTGTTCTTCATAGAGATAAAGCTTTTGAAATAGATGCCACCTAATTCTACTTACACGCAGAAGTAAATAATCAATTAATTCATCTTTAATATCTACAATTTGGCCATTTGCATAATTCTTTTTGATTAAGTCAATAGATAGGAGCATATCTCTACATTTTTTGTTTGTGATGTCTAAATCGGTTATGGGATAATCCATTTTTCCTTTTTCAATTCTAATTGTAGGATTACTTGTGTCGTTGGTATCAATGCATATAACACGTTTTATTTTTATATTTTTTTTATTGTTAAGCCACTCCTCATTAATATTTAACAACACTTGTGGGATAAGCTGTGTAATTTCATACGCCTCTCTACTTTTAAAATGTGCTTCTTCTTCACGTGTTAATTTGTCATTAATTAATAAATCAAAATGCTCTTTGCTTACAGTAAACATGACATCGACAGTGTCCATTATAAAGCCTACTCCGTCATATAATTGTGGGGTTGTGCATTCATACCGAAATTCAATTTTAGAGATATCATTTATTTTTACATTTTCAGATTTCAATATATCTTTAACTTCTTGTTTTTGGCTCACTGAAAAGCTCTCCCTTTAATAATTGATTCAAAGTCTTTTAACTTTTTTCGAATTTCATGTGTTTTTAAGGTATCTTCGTGATGATAACTTTTATCCTCTTGGAATCGGTAATCTGTGTCTTGATTTTCTGCCCAATGAGTTAAATTTAAAATGAGCGGCAGTAAGTCCTGGGACAGAAATAAATCAAATTTTAAACGACTTAATTTTTCTTGGTCGATTTGATTTTGCAAATCACAAAGCGTTTTTTTTAGTTGATCAGGGTATTCCTCATAAATTAAATTATCCATTTCTTTGTCTTTTTCAATCAATTTTTTTTTAAGTTCATCGATTTCAAAGTTTAGACTTTTAATTACCTCCATTTTACTTCGAGCATTCTCATATAATTCTTCAAGTTCTTGTTTTTGGCTCATTTTTAAGCTATCCCTTTCACATAATCATCCAGCGTCGGCCCATCATTAATCATTGCCCATTTAGCACTTGGATCTTTAACTTCAACATTCTTTAAATGTCTAACCGCATATTGAACAGCGTCGCATGAGTGATCGTTCTTTTTAACAACTTTGAACTGGTCATCATTGGCGTGTAACTTGTCCACATACATGTAGTTTTTATGTTGGTCTATGACGTATGGTATGTTATCAAAAAAGAATAGTTTATTCTGAAATAATAATTGATTGATCAATAAGATATTTCCTGACTTTTCTTTAACCGATTCAATAAGCTTAAGGCCATGTGATTTCAAATCGTTCCACCATGAACCATAATCACGATCTTGCACCTTCATTGAAAAATCTGCAATAATTGGTTGTGGACCGTATTTAGTGCAAGCCGCAACTATTTCATTTAATGTGGGTTGTGGCTTGTGCCATTCATCGTAGATATAAATACGTCCTGATTCATCTTTAGCCATAAACACAATGCTAGTATCAACACGTGTGCCATGGTCTAACCCAATACATTTATACCAATGATCATGAATTTTCTGTCTAGGAATAATATGATGACTCATTAATTGGTCATACACGGCATTTTGTGTTGAATCCCAGTTACCCTCAAGAAACTGCTGTATATAGCTAGGGGGAAAGTTCTCTTCCATGTTTTTAATGTAGTCTTTGGGCAAGTTTTTTTTATTGCTGAAAGTTGTTGCTCTTATGTATAAACAACCTTCCGGAGGGTCATTGTCATGATACCGCTTCTTACACCACCCGTAACGTGGGTTACCCTCTGTAAATATCAACTTAACGGGCAAAGCTGTTCCTCTCATACGGCCTAGCGCACCTAAAAAGTGCTCTTCTTTGAGCTCCTCGGCCTGGCACATAATGACAGCGTCATAACTACTAGATAAAATTTTTCTAGGGTCATCAAACGATCTAAAAATGATTTTACTGCCATTCCCAAAATGAAACTCATGATCGGCTTTCATGTGCGTGTATCCGTATTGATCGGGGGGAAACGCATCTAAAAACTGAACAATGCATGTATCTTTTAACTGTCGATAGCTATACCTTGTCATGAGTAACTGTACGCCTGAATGATAGTGACATAAATAGTACGCCAATAATATACTAACCCAACTCTTTCCTGAACCATAACCACCCCAAAAGGCAATTTCCCTAGGACAGTTTTTTTTCATTGTCATATCAGGATTGAATATGGCATTAAATATTATAGATTGATTATAATTAAGCGTTGCTTTCATATTTTAACAATTCTTTGGCTAGTTGCGCCTTTATGCGTCGACGCTTGTTTTGTTCTTGAGAGACAAACACGGCATAAGTGTATTTGTAATTAGTGCTTCCATCCATCCCTAGTAGAGTATAAGTCCCTGGGACATCATTAAACTCATATTTAGCCCCAATCTTCCACTTAAACGGTGTTGATGTTGTCATAATCCCTTTGATTTTTAAGAACGGCTTCGAGTTCGCTTGTTTCTTTTTTAAACGCTTGTATGGGGTCTCTATAGCTTTTGACCATGTACATAACCCTAAACGCGACAAAAGTATTAACTATAACTGTAGCCGTTATAATTACACATGTAAGCAACAAATGAAAACTATTCCAAAGGTCATTAAATATGATATCAAGCATTTAACTCATCCAGTTTCGCTTGTGCATTTTGTTTTTCGGCTTCGGCCATAGAAATTGCAAACTCTTTATCAATGTCGTCTAAGATCCCAATGGCCTTATTAAAGCTGTCTTTATGCTCTGAGGTTAGAGCACCATTTAATTGTGCTTTGTCTTTAATAACCCTTGCGCGCAATTCTTGTATTATTGTTCTGTGTTTTTGCATTACTTTTGACATTTTTTATCTCCTTGTTTATTTTTGTATTTTTGCTTGTGGTTACACGTCTGAGTGGGTTTGGTTGTGGGGGCAATCCAAATCTTTTTCTAATGTTCATCTTTTTCCTCATCTTTAATTAAATTCAACGTTATTTCATGTTTTGGGACCTCAGCCTGTGCCCTAATACTGGTATCGTATATTGCCTCCTTTTCTTCTTTGTTCGCCAATAACTTATAATAGAATATTCTTTCTGCTGGTGAAGCATGTGGTGATTTCCAAACTTTACGCAGTAATTGCTTAGTTTTAACCTTGCGCTTGTTTATTGCTCTTTTAATTATGTCGAATTCCTCTGAATCCGTAGGGAAATACGTGTAAAACGTATCTCTCCCTATAGGTAAAAAAGTAACTAAATCCTCAATGGTTGTTACGTCTTCTTTTTCTAACGTATCAAGACATATCTTATACACTTTTCTTTTATTTTCTTCTTTATCGTATGGCATTTTTAACCTCCTTATTTTCCAAAAAATAATAGCGTATGAAAATCATTTGAATTTAGCCAATAAATAATAAACCCCCAAATACATAAACATATTTTAGTTGCTATTCCTCCAGATATATATAGCAACGCAACTTTAGTGTATATGATAGTTTTTTTATATCCCGATATCATTTTTCCATAATCTAACAAATAATTAGATTTTTCCACACACATAAACAAAGGTAAGAAAGTTGAAAAGAACAAAAAAACCAAAGTTAAAAGTAATATTAATAAAAATATACCTAATATCATACCTTTTAAAAGAAAAAAAAATACATTAGCAAATTCAATCATGACTTAAC